TTATCTTTTTGTGAGGAATTATGAAAAATTTAATTATGATATCATCAACATCTCATTCAAAAAGTAACATGGGAGACGAATTCTACAGCATTCTTAAACTCGTATCCGGAGAGGAAATCTTCGCGATGGTTTGCGTGGATGAATCTAATGATGATCCTATCTTGATTTTGCATAATCCAATCAAAATGAAACCATTAAATCAAATGAGTCAACTCAGTTATATTAAAGTGACTCCTTGGATGGAAATGACTGATGAAGATATGTTTGTAATGAAAATGGATAAAGTAATTACAATGACAGAATGTAAAGATCAAAAACTTATTAAGATTTATAAACAATATATTGAAGAGAAAGATTCTGATGATATTGAAGTAATTCAGTCTCGAAGTAAAAAAGGTAAAGTAAAATTATCGGGCGACCCCAGATTAGGTTATATTTCTAGTGTAGAGAAAAAAAGACAATCTCTTGAAGAGCTATTTAAATCTGATTCCAAGGAGCCTTAATTCCCTTCAAACCTCACAAAGGTTATTGTACACAGTTTTAGAGGTTTTGTCAAGTATGTTAAGTTTGTCACCCCGTCACCTCTTAAAACTGAAATAATTGTCACCTTGTCAACAAACTTGTCAATAAAAATAAATATGCTATAATATAATATAGTTACGACAATTAAGATGTCATGCCTAGAAAGAAGTCTGAGCACTATGTAAATAACAAAGAACTTTTAGAGGCACTTATTGTCTATCGAGCAAAAGTTGCCCATGCAAAAGAAAATGATCTTCCAAAACCAAGAATCACAAATTATCTTGGATCTTGTTTTCTAAAGATCGCAACACACTTGTCTTATAAACCAAACTTTGTAAATTATATGTTTCGTGATGATATGATATCAGATGGTATTGAGAATTGTGTTCAATACATCCATAATTTCGATCCAGAGAAGTCTCGTAATCCTTTTGCATACTTTACACAGATAATTCATTATGCCTTTCTAAGACGCATACAGAAGGAGAAGAAGCAGTTAGATATAAAGAATAAAATCATTGAGAAGACAGGATTTGATGAAGTTATGCATGTTGATGAAGGAGGGGCCTTGACAGGAGCAATGTCTGAGTATAATACAATTAAGGATAACATTGCACAAAAGAAAAATAGATGATTTTACCCGGATCTACAGTTAAAGTGATAGATGAAAATTCAATCTATCGAGGATATGTTGGATGTGTTCAGAGAATACAAGGTAAAAAAGCAGCAGTTCTAATGGATTCTCATACTCCTTGGGATAAAATGATTACTTTTAAACTCTCTGAACTTTCAGAACAAACCGAAGGTTTCCTATACTACCCACCTAAAAAACAAAAATGAAGATAGCAATTATTACAGATACTCATTACGGTGCTCGTAAGGGATCTAAACACCTCCATGAGTATTTTGAAAAATTTTATAATGATATATTCTTTCCTGAGTTAGAAAAGAATAATATTGATACTATTATTCATATGGGAGATATATTTGATAGTCGTAAATCTATTGACTATTATAGTTTAGAGTGGTCAAAGAGAGTGATATTTGAACCGATGAAGAAGTATAAGGTTCATGCAATCACAGGTAATCACGATTGTTATTACAAGAATACGAATGAAATCAACTCTCCTGAGTTGCTATTGAAGGACTATCCTAACATCACAACCTACTCAAAGGCAGAGGAGATTGTATTAGATGGATTGCAGATACTTCTTTTACCTTGGATTAATGTTGAAAATTATGATGAGAGTAAAAAAATGATTGATGAGTCCACTAGTAAAGTGGCAATGGGTCATTTAGAAATCAATGGATTCAAGGCAACTCGTGGACATATGATGGAAACTGGTATGGATACAAGTGTCTTTGATAAGTTTGATGCAGTGTACTCAGGTCACTTCCATACTAGGTCTACAAATGGAAAGATACATTATCTAGGTAATCCATATGAAATGTATTGGAATGATGTAAATGATACAAGAGGATTTCATATTTTTGATACGGATACCCTCATTCACACTCCAGTTAATAATCCTTATAAATTATTCTATAACGTGTATTATGAAGATACTCCCCATCAGACCTTTGATTCAACACCATATGAAAATAAAATAGTTAAGGTTATTGTTCGTAAGAAAACAAATCCAAAACAATTTCAAAAATTTATTGATAAGTTATATGCAACTGGAATTCAAGATCTTAAAATTATTGAAAATTTTGAATTGATTGAAGGTGAAGATTTTGAAATGGATGAAGATGAAAATACATTATCTTTATTGAATCGTTATATTGATGAGTCAGAGTTTGATCTTGACAAAAATATTATAAAGGGAATCTTCCAAGATTTATATCGACAAGCTTGCGAGGTAGAGTAATGTTTCTCCTAACACTACATGACAAAAAGGAAGAAGGAGCATATGCTGTTCAAGACCATCAAGGAGATAAAGTATTATTTCTCTTTGAGGAGGAGGATGATGCAACTCGATATGCAATGCAGTTAAATGAAGACGAACATCAGATAAAAAGAATGGATGTAATAGAAGTTGACGATGAGCTTGCATTAATGACTTGTAAGAGGTATAATTACAAATATGCAGTAATTACTCCCAACGATATCGTAATACCACCAAAAAATGCTAACCTTCAAAAAGATTAAGTGGAAAAATTTTCTCTCAACAGGAGATCATTGGACAGAAGTAAATTTTCAAGATTGTCACACTAACATCGTTATTGGAACAAATGGTGCTGGAAAATCCACTATGTTGGATGCTTTGACCTTTGTTCTTTTTAATAAACCATTTCGTAAGATCACTAAATCCCAGTTAGTGAATACAGTAAATGAGAAAGATTGTTGTGTCGAAATTGAATTCACTGTTAATAGTCGTGATTACTTGGTAAGAAGATCAATCAAACCAAACAAGTTTGATATTGAAGTCAATGGTAATCCATTACATAAACAATCAGATGATAGAGCAAATCAGAGATTATTAGAAGAAAGTATATTAAAAGTAAACTACAAGTCATTTACTCAGATTGTTATATTAGGAAGTAGTAGTTTTGTTCCCTTTATGCAGTTGTCTACAAGTAATCGTAGAGATGTAATAGAGGACTTACTTGATATTCGTATCTTCTCTGCTATGAATAGTCTGATTAAAGAAAAGATTCGTACAGAGAAAGAAAAGATAAGATCATTAGACTTGAAGAGAGATAATATTAAGGATAAAATTTCAATGCAAGAAAACTTTATCAAAGAGTTAGAGGAGCAGGGGAAGACTAATATTGCAGAGAATCAAAAGAAAAGAAATGGATTGAGTGATGAAATCTGTGTCCTTACAACGAAGAATGAAGATTTAGATTTAGAAGTAACTGGTCTTTTAGAAGATCAAGAAAAGTTGTCTGGTGCAGGAGAAAAGTTACTAAAACTTAACACATTCAAAGGTAAATTATCTAATAGAGTAGCAACCCTTACTAAAGAACATAAGTTCTTTTCTGATAATGTAACATGCCCTACATGTACTCAAAATATAGAGGAATCGTTTCGTTTAAATAGAATTAATGACGTTCAAACTAAAGCGAAGGAACTTAAAAAAGGTTATGATGACCTTGAAGAAACCATCAAAGAAGAGCAAAACCGAGAACGTCAATTCAATCAATTATCAAAGGAGATTACTAAACTCAACAATGGCATTTCTAAAAACAATACTCAGATTTCTGGATTTCAACGACAGATCAGAGATCTGGAATCAGAAGTTCAAAGATTTACCGAACAACTTGCAAATCGAAGTACTGAAAATGAAAAATTAGTTGAGTTTACTAAGAGTCTCGAAACAACATTAGAAGAGTCATCAGAGAGAAGAGAGGAAGTTGTATATCACGACTTTGCATACTCTCTACTAAAAGATGATGGTGTTAAGACTAAAATAATTAAAAAATATCTACCATTTATTAATCAACAAGTTAATCGTTACTTGCAGTTGATGGATTTTTATATCAACTTTACTTTGAATGAAGAGTTTGTTGAAACTGTAAGATCACCAATACATGAAGATTTTTCATATTCTTCATTTAGTGAAGGTGAGAAGATGCGTATTGACTTAGCACTTTTATTCACTTGGAGAGAAGTTGCAAGAGTTAAAAACTCTGTAAACACAAACCTTTTAATTATGGATGAGATCTTTGATAGTTCTCTTGATAACTTTGGTACAGACGAATTTTTAAAAATTATTCGTTTTGTAATCAAAGATGCTAATGTATTTGTTATATCTCATAAGACAGAGTTATATGATAAGTTCAATAGTGTAATTAAATTTGACAAAGTAAAAGGATTTAGTAGAATAGTATGAGAGAGTACACTGAAAAGGAATATTGGGAAGGTTTAGTTCCTGATGAATTATTTGAAGAATATTTAAATAAATATGGATATGAATACACTCCACCCGTGGATAGAAATGAACACACCTAACTGGCAACATCACTCCAAAAAGGAGAAAAAACGAAAAC